CTCCATTGCTTCGAGAACTGACCATAATCGAATAGTTTTTGTATTGATTAATTCCATAATGGACATTACACCACGTGGATAATAATCAGCTTGTTTGATACGTGAATTAGGGTTTTGGTAATCACGTGATTTTCTATCTTGAATCTCTGCACACTCTTGCAGGACTTTGATTGATTCTTTCATATTGACCTCTTTTCTAAATACATTCTATCACATTTAAAAGCGTTTGTACACAGTTATTTTCGAAAAAATTGATAATTCTGATCCATTCTTGTTCCGCGTATTTCTTCAAGAGCTTTATCAAGATCGTAGTCTTGTGGATTGTCGTCAAAAGGAAATGGAAATCTCATATTTTTTCTTCCTTTTGAATCGAATGTTCCATCATGCTTTAATCTTTTTACGGCTTCTTTGGCATCAACGTAGTCAAGTATTTTATATTGTACCATATCGTTTAATCGCAAAATTTTATGTGGTTTCTTTAGCCACGTCCATACTCCGAATTTTTGTATTTTACCTTCTAATACTAATCCTTTAATATAATCTGATACTTTTACGCCATATTTAGAATCTAGTTTATAGTCAATATTACCCATAAACTTATGAATTGTATCCCATTCATATGGGTGTTCATGTAATGTTTGATATGGATCTACCTTTGATTGATGCCATTCTGGAAACTCACAGTCCCATTGAAAATATGGATCTACAGTTGTACGTTTATCTTCAGCAACACGTTCATCACGTCTTTCAATAAACTCTTTTGCAACTTTACCTTTAAAAATCATTGCCCATAAACCCCACTGATTCTCTTACAATATCTTTGTGAGCAAATTCTGCCCAATACAATTCAAATGCAACTCCGTCTTCAATGCATTCAAACTTATGATATAGACCTGGTTTTACTTTTGTGTAATCACCTGGATATAATATAGTCTCGTCACATAAGTCATAATCTTTTTGCCATACTTTAATACGCATAGTACCTGACTCACAATAGAAACCATTCCATTTATATTCATGTAAGTGTTTAGAACAAACACCACCTTTTTTCATTTCAATTCTATGAAACTCTAAAACTCCGTTAGCTTCAACGAGTTCAGTAGTTCCCCATACTTTACCAGCTATCATGTATCATCTGCCTTAAATTCTTTAATACGTATATAAGCTTCGTTTAATTGCTTTTGTAAATCACGTACATTTCGTTTCAATATTTCTATTTCATCAGCTTGAGCTACAATCATTTTTCGATTCTTCTCAGCTTCCATTTCATCAGGTAACATTACTCAGTCCTTGTAAAATATGGTTTACGACAAATAGTTCTACCTGAAGATAGTTGACGAGAACAACGCCAGTCTGCGGTATCTTCCCATTTCCAATCAGGTCCTCTGAACCATGGCTTTCTTTTTAGAAACTCTCTCATCTCAGCAACTTCTATTTCTTGTTCTTGCGTACGATATTTTTGTACACAAGCTGCTGCCTTACTATAGTTATATGTTTCAAAACTATTGTTATTATAATCTTTCATACAGTCTTTAATAAAAGTATTATCAGCCATCACCATAGAAGATGTACACATAATAATAATTGCAAACATTACATATTTCATCATATCTTTCCATTTCTCATAATATATTCCAATGCTCTATCAGCCTCAGTTTCCATTGGTCTGCTTTCGTACCAATTACCATTCTCTTGATCAAACTGTTTACATAAATTTGCTATCTCGAATGCTTGAATCGGATAACCACGATAAGTGGCATTACCTGCAATCTTCACCATAATGGCATACATCTTAGCATACCAACCAGTGCCACTAATAGTTTGATATTCTGCAGCTAAGTCTTTTGGCCAGAATGGACAATCTCTATAACCAGACCAAGAATAAGTTGTATTAGTTAACTTATTTTGTTTATATTCTAGTACAGCAGCTTGTAATTCTGGCGGTAATCTATCTAAAAAGTTTTTAGAGTCTCTGCTACGGTCGTAAGGCCATTTGGCCATAAGATGATCAACGTCAATAGGATTCCCGATATTATCGAAAATAAAGTTGTTAGCACCAGCATATTTCGCTGGTATGTAATACATCCTTGATAGATCTTTAGTCTGTGCATCTCCAATATCTTCGAGTTGTTTGTTGAGTGACCACCAGAAGTGCTTAATCTCAGATTGTTCAACCTGTCGTTCAAGCTCAAAGACAAGTCTGAACTTCGGCTGATCGAGTGTAGAGCTGGCAGTACTATAGCAAATAAAATTATAATTACCAAAACGCTTAACCAAATCATCTTTTAAATCTCCTTCGAATTCATAATCGTCAACATCAACAGCAGCCCAACCTGCCCAAGCCAAAACATTTCTGTTCGCCCGAGTTGTGCCATCCACGTAAGTAGCCGGTGATATAAGCTCAGCATCTTTTTTACCTTTTCTTTCTTGTTTACTTAAATCAAATAGCAAATGTTTAAAGTCATCCCACGAATGGAATGACATTTTCCTATGAGTTTTATTGTCAAACGTACTCTTAAAGAGCGTTAGGGAAGTCTCCATGGTTATCCTCATGCGATGGTGCCTGCCAGTCTTCAGGCTTCAATAGATCAGGTAATCCAAAAGGATTTGGCCTACCTGGTTTTATTCCTGGTTCTTTTGAAATATTTGCTTTATAAATTTCGTCCCATGCTTTATTGGCATCCACACCAAAAACGTCAAGAGTGCCAATAGCGAAAACACAAAGATCAATAAGACCATCAACGATTTCTTCAGGATCTCCTTTTTTAAAAGCATCACACGTTTCATCCAATTCCTCGCGTACCATTCCTAATCTAAAGAGAAGATAGTTTTGCATCTTAACTTTGTCATCTTTATTTTTTTCAAACCAGTCATTCACGCCAAACTTAGCATGCATATCACTGATGTCTTTTACCCAATTTTCACTCATAATATATTATACTCCATTTTCAATCTTTTGTAAACACTTATATGTGTCTTCCCATGAATTAACTTCTACTACTTCACCACCCTTATCACGTAACTTACGAGCAATCTCAAAATCGTTTCCACCTTCTTCAGTCTTATCACCAAAGTATACTACTTTAGTAGCATCAAAGTTTTTTACGATTTGTTCTTTACCATTACCGTGAGGAGTGATGTCTATGCCGGTTTCACCAGCTACTGTTGCTATTACTAGATCAGCACTTATATCCCACCATTCTTGCTTATACCATCTTTCATTGAATCTTTCTGCAATGCCTTCTCTTTCTTTATTAGCTTCATCCCATTGCATATAATTTTCTCTACCGTCTGGACCACCTTTGCGACCTAGCACACTAAAGTTTAGTAAACCTGTACGCTGATCAAAATGATCACCTGTCTTACTCATAAAATTTGAATTACTCAACTCAGCTAGTAACCACCAACGATGTTTATCTGGTAATGTCCAGTCATTTTTATGCAATTCTCTATCACCTTGGAATACGTGATTACCTGAACATTGATAAACTTTAACACACAGATTATAGATCTCTTCAGGTATTTGTTCTAATGTCTTTTCTCTATCAGAACCTGTGATTAAATAACATTCGTGCTTCATTACAAACTTAACAAAAAACTCAGCAAACTTCTGATCCATCTTACCACGACTTGGTGTAAGTGTACCATCAACGTCAAAAATATAAATCATCCGAAAAAATCCTCCAATGTGTTTTTCTGTTCGACCGACCAGCCGACAGCGTCAAGAATCGGTAAGAGAGGTTCAATAAATGTTTTGTCAAACTGTTTGTTATAATCCACATAATTATGTAAGCCAAGACTCTCAGGTAAATAATTTGGGAATGCAATCACATTTTCTTTGAGTGGATTTGGCATACGCATATAACAAAACTTTATCTTCTCTCCGTTTTGAATTAGTGGGTACATTTTGCCAAGAGATTTCTCCTTAATCGAATGATTATACATGATAGACCCACGTACGTGGATAGGTGTGCCCTTGGCATACAATGTACTTTTACGAGACCATTTAGTCAAATCCTTTACGCCTCGTGGAAACGAAACTTCTTCGGGAGGCAATGACGTAAATGCTTTACGAAAATCTGCAATAAACCTTTGAGTTTTATTCTCATCGCCTTCGATAATAATCTTAAACATCTCTTTGAATTTAGTACGTACAACTTCTGGAGTTGAAGACTTAATTGCCTCAATGCCCATGATCTTAAGTTTTGGTTCGGCATATTGTACACCTTCTGAGTTGTGCACATTTAGAATATATCTTTTCTTTGCCGTCCATATACCACGATTTGCAATAACCTCACGCGCCATAACCATACGGTTTGTATGAGCCTGTTGCTTATCAAATAGTTCAGCATAAGATTTCTCTAAGACTTTTTCGAAATGCTCAGAACAAATCTTGTCAAGTGCTACTACTGGATCTTTAGGATTTAGTTGCTTGACTAACGGACCCATGTTAATGTACAACGAATCTGTATCCATGGCAATTACATAATCACGAGCTTCTGTTTTAAGGATACGATTCATCTCTTTGTTCATAGCTTTCTCAGCCCACATGATAGACAGCTGACCGGATAAAGTAATACCTTCGGCCATACGCATATCAAAGTAACGGAAGTGTTTATTACCGAGTGCGCCATAAAGTGAGTTCAAGAGAATCTTAATAGCCATTTGCTGATTCTCAAGTTGATTGATTTCTTTCTCGAGATGGAACGTTTTCTCTTTCTGATACTCACGTTCTTTGGAAAGCATTTGCTTTTTGACTTCGGAACGTTCGGCATAATAATCTATAATAATCTGAGGTAAGATGCCTTGATAAGATTTATCATAAGTAGAACCATTGGCAGCGATTGCAATATTCTGTTCTCGGAAGTTACGTGGAACCGGATCAGACTCAAGATAACCTAGTACACCATTAGGTGCTCGAGCTTCAGTAATAGTTTCAGGTGACATATTGTATTGTACAATAAGATTAGGATATAGAGAATTAAGATCGAACGATACAACCCAATCGTGTGAACCAACATATGGGTCTTTTACATAGCCGCCTGGATATGGGATTTTATCCTTTACTTCATTAGGCGGAACAATAATATTCTTTTTGTTAAGTTCACGATATATGATAGAATCCCATATAGCCGTCGTACCCATCGTATCAGCTAAAGTTACTCCACCTTTATATGCCACTGTAAGTGCAAGGTTGATAAGACCCATCTTGTCATCGATACGTTGAACAAGTTGAACATCTTTGATATTATAGTCGATAAATTTTTGATGATCGTTTTTATAGAGCGTATGAAGACTACCATGTTCCTCATAGGATAACTTCTTCTCACCGAGTACCGTATAACCGATGTGATCAAGTTTATATGATTCTTGAGCACCATAGGAATAACCGAACTTCTTGAACAATTCAAGATAGTCACCTTGTTCGATGCCAAATATTTTATACGTACCAGACTTAGTTATGTCGGTGTCAACTATATTCCATGGCGATAATCGTTTAGCGGCTTGCTCAGAACCAATTCGAGTTAATCTTTTAATTAAGTACGGTATATCAAAATATCGACAATTCCAGCCAGTAACTACATCAGGATAATTGTCAGACCAGTACTTAAGGAAACTGGCAAGCATAGCTTCTTCCGAATCAAACTTTTTATATTGAATTAGATCGCCATGCATTTCTATTTCACATTTTTCTACGTCATAATCACCTAGACCCCACACATGATATATGGAAGACTTACTGGATTTAAGAGCAATAGAAATGATTGGATGTAATGCTTCTTCTGGTTCAGGGAATCCATCGTCAGAGGCAACCTCAATATCGAAGTTAACTACATTGATATGAGCTGGATTAAACTTAATATTGTCTGGCCACTTATCAGCAATGAATTGTGTTGGCCACCGGTCCATACCATAGATTTTAAACTCAGGAATTTCTTGGTAACGTTTCATAAATTGTTTAGCTTCGCTCATACTATCAAATTTAATAGGAGCTACCGGAGTACCATCAAGAGCGAGGAATGGCGATTCATCGTTAGACTTGATATACAACTTCGGTTGAAATTTTACTTTAGATTGAATTGGTGCGCCTGAATCATTATATCCACGATATAGGATTTGATTCATGTGACGATTTACTGATGTATAGAATGACAAAAGATACCTCCGCGTATGGAGTCATTATATCACGAAAAAAGGGGGTTGTACACCCCCGTTTTGTTATTGTGGAAAATATTTATTTAGCATTTCAACTTGATCATTATATCTTGCAATCTCATCTAGTTCTTGTTCAATTGCTTCTATGATATCTGGATGCTCACCCACTCCAACTGGGTTATTCAGATATACTTCAATATTTGCTTTATGCTTTGATATGTGACCATTGGCGTGTGCTTTGAGTGCTTCGAGTAGCTGTAGTCTCATTGTTTCTCCTGTAGGCTGAAGGGGCTTTCGCCCCATCAGATTATTGTAGCTTAGATAACTCTAGCATTACTTTCTTGGCTTCCTTGTGGTAGCCTTGCCTTGTAAGTTCCGCCGCCGCTCTGGAGTAGCCAATCACTTGGACCGTACGTCCTAATGCCGACCACAAGCCAGACAAGGGCGAAAACGCATAAGATAGAATTGCTGTTGTCATTTACACGAACCCCCGTAAGTTTGGGTTTACTAAACCCGCTTTTTGAGGTTCCACATCAGGAACTCTTTTCTTGGCATCTTTCCATGCTAAATGCCGGATTTCTCCTCTTGCAATACCAATGTCCATAAGTTCTCTATTTGATAGCTTGTATAGTTCATTGATAGTATCTAGTGCTAATTTACGACGACGATATTTAGTCGCCAGACTCTGTAAGAAATTGTTTAGTTTCATGGTTTGTTTCCTCGTTTGAACCAATGTTGATTTTACGAGGACGCATTTCTTCTGGAATAACATACTTCAGTTCGATTGCAAGTATACCATCCTGAATATCTGCTCCGTGCACTTGTACGTGCTCAGACAGCCGGAACGTACGCTTAAACTTCTTGGTAGAAATACCTCGATGAATAAACTCACGACCCCTAGACTTGTGATCGCCCGTTACAGTTAGTGTACGATCCTTAACCTCAACAGATAATTCATCTTGAGAGAATCCAGCAATAGCCAATTCAATCAGATAATCTGTTTCACCAGTCTTAATTATGTTATGAGGTGGATAGTGATCATTCGCATGTTTAGCAGTCCATTCAAGTTCATTGAATAGATGATCGAAACCAACGAATGAGGAACGGGGAAATAGTGTTGATAAGCCTGTCATTGTTATCTCCTTTATGTCAAGCAAGATTAAAAAGTGACCGGATTATTCCGCATCACAATTGTATTTATACAGTATAGCTATTACCTTATGGTATAGCTGTTATTTATTACCTATGTTATACTTAGGCAACAATTCCCATTTATTCTTATCTTTATAAGAAATAATTTTAATTTGACGAAGTGGTGCACATTGAAGGTTGCCGCCGTTCACAATAGTTACTAGGCCCCAATCACTTAACAATGTCGCTATCGTGTTCCTACGTTCAATGTCTGTCTCTTCTAGGTTTGCTTTCTTACTATCAAGTAGAAACAACTCTTTAAAATGCACGATAAAATACCGGCCTTGTTTATGTAGAATATGACAGGATTGAAATAAT